CCTGATACTGTATTGACCTACTCATAGAGTCCGCCTTTCGTTTTTTAGTTTCTTTTTCAATCCGCCGCCGGGATAGTCCGCCCGGCGCGGTTTGTTTTGTAGTCTGTACTAATCTAGTCCTAATTCTCTCAACGCCATTGCAACGCCTTTTCTGGCTAGGAATAATTTTTTAATTGCCTTTTTCTTTCCTCTTTGTCCATTAATTCAAATCAATTAATTTGTATTCACCGGACTTTATTTTTCCTTCCGTCTCTTTTTTAGTCTCGCAAAGAAACTGGTTACGGTATTTCCCTGTAGTTCGTGAATAATTCCATTTATTTTTATCTAAATAAATATTGTTATCATTGTCACGAAACGCAATTACAGACTGGTAGCTCTGGAAAAACCAGCCGTTCTCTGTATGGATTATAAATTGATTAGGAACATTGTTCCCGTTTGCGCTAATCATATTTGATACATTTATTTTTTGATTTAATTTTTTCATTATTATTTTTCTCCCTTTTTATTTTTCTTTCTTCCCTTTGCGGGGCTCTTATTTCAATTTGGTAACGAGTTTAGACAGGTACGGGACTATTCCACAAAACCCCCAAACGGCCGCAAGCTCCCCTTGCTCTTCCCTTACGAAAAAGGAGTCATAACCGGCCGCCGGCTCTCCTACCTCTTCCCGGATACGTTCTGTACCCTGCGAGTCAGTCACAAGACGAAGGTTATGGGGTAGTAATTTTATTATGGTGGTCATAATTTCCCCTTTTCCTTTATTGGTTATTTATACTCATTACAATCGTTTTCCACATCACAATCAGCAAACGCATTGTTCATTTCGCGGCTGACTGCCCATCCGTTTGCCAACGCTTTGAGCATGATCGCACATTCAGCGGTAGCGCTGATCCAGTTTTCACAGTTTTTACAGCTTTTCATAACTTCTCCCTTTCCTTTGGTTAGTATTGCGTGTTTTGTTTTCTATTGCCTATACTATATAAGCACGTATACACGGCAATATTTTTTTTTATTTTTTTTTGCTCTTTGTCCTAATCGAAATTAACGGCCCCTCTGACCAGACCGTGGCCATCCGCGAGAGAGAACTCATACCACGTGGCGGATCCATCCGCCATTTCGCGAACGTCGCTCACCGCGCCGATTATCTTCGCCAACGCGTTAAGCGCCGCGCCGTCGCGGACTTGAGGGAATTTCCTCAGGGTTTCCGTCGCCTGCTCCGCGGAGATACCCTTCGCGGGTATCCATTCGCAATCATATTTTGTTTTATACTTCATTTTTTATTTGCTCCTTTTTTGTCCCATCTATTGCCTACACTACATAAGCATATATACACGGCAAGATTTTTTTTTATTTTTTTTTTTGCTCATTTATTATCGTCGCATATCATGCCAACAACATAAGCAAACAACGTGCCAAACATAAGCATAATCGGCCCCACCACAATATGCAGTATGATTAGCCCCAAAAAACCCATACAACACAACATGCAGTCCAACCCAGACAGGCCAAACACGCCGCAATTTCGCAAAAACAAGAATTTCGCAAAAACAAGAATGAGAATTTCGCAAAAATGAGATAAATCAGGCAGCCGTTATATAAAAATAATCGAGGTTGGATGTCACTAAAGCAACCATCCACACCATCCACACATAAAAAATAATTGCTGTTGCAACCCCCCGCCCTGCCCGGAGAGAAGGCAGTTACCACTATATTACACGCGTACTATAAGGTATAATGCCGGTTAGATATCATATTGAGCAGTAGATTGCCAGTTATCAACACAACGAGCAGTAGATTGCCCATAGAGCGGTGGCTGGCGTGGTTGCCGATAGCCACCGGAGCAGCCGGGGCGCTCTGGGCACCGCGGTGTGCTGTAGTCTACCCTCAGTCTACCCTCAGTCTACCCTCAGTCTACCCTCAGTGTGCTGCCGCAAGCCGCCGCAATCATGCCCGCTTGGTGCCTGCGCAGCTCCGGTATGCCAGCAGGATCCCTCGCTTGCCGTCAGGGCGCCAGCGCACTTCAGGGCTGTCAGCATACCTGTTTGCTACCAAGTGCGCTCCTGCGGCCCCTCAGGGCGCTTAACCAGCTAATATGATCACCCCGTACCCCGTCGTTTTACAGGGGGGGGGGGTCTAAGGGGGGTGCCGTCGGGGGTTGTTTGCTGGCGGGATGGGGGGGTTACAACCCCCATACAAAAACTGAAAATTCGGAAAAGGCGACAAATGTCACTATTTGGGAGGCAAAAAGGCGACAAATGTCGCTTTGGAATACGACAAATGTCGTCGAATTTGAAAAAAGAGAAGTAAAATTTTATTGAAAAGGCGACAAATGTCGTCTAGGGTGCACGATATGAAACAGAGATACAGCAGTTTAGAGATAGCGAAAGCGGCCTATTGCCGGGAATCGACAGTAAAAAAGGCAATAGAGAGGGGGCTTAGTGATGATCTTGAGGAACTAATGGGATGGATATTCATACAGCGGATAAAACAGGATGGGATAAACGGGCTTGAGAGACTCATTGGAAGAGGGGCGATAAAAAGCGGAACTGAGTTAGCGGAAGAAAAAGAAGAATGTGGGTATGACTATGAATAGACATGTGGAAAGAGGAATGAAATGCTGGGAAAAAGAGGATCGATGCGGTGATTGTCCTGCAGACCATCCTGAAAACAAATGCAGTGAGTACAAAAAGGGAGAAAAAAATGAGACTCAAGGAAAACAGGAGCAGGAAATTGCTTGACCTGAGGAAAAATTTATCATAGATGAGAACTTGTCAGAAGGCTTACCGGTACTTTCATCACCGGCCTTTTGGGGTGAGTCCGGCATCCTTAAAGCCTTTACCCGGACAACTTATTTTTGATTGTGATTAAGAATACGGTATAAAATATAAACAGGGCGGTATAGTGAATCAGCAGAGCATATATGCTACGATAAAGAATAATACAGACATAGGAAACTCAGAGGCTAATACACTTGCCAGGGTAATCTGGAGCGATGTAGTAAAATACGGAAAATTCTGGGAAAAAGAAGGAATCAGCGCAGAGCGTAAGAAATGGGAAAAGAAAAACCTTGTTAAAAGCAGAGGCAGGCTTCTCACGAACGAAGAACGATCAGAAGAGCTGACAAGATTTCTTGATGGAAAGCTTATGGACGGATCACTTACGGCTGCTGAACTTGCGCAGTTCAAAGACATCTATGGCCTGAAGGCTGCTGACAGGGATATAAGCATAGAACTGATAGACTTCAAGGATGCTCTTCCGAAAAGCTACGATCTTCTGAAGCTGGCAAAAAAAATGATTGATCTGGAGATTAAGGAAGCGAATGAAGATTCCTGTAATCACTCCTAGGCCGTACCAGCTTCCTTTCTGGAATGCAATGGACAGCGGGGCGAAACACGCAATTCTTAGCAATCACCGTCGAGGAGGCAAAGATGTAACCTGTTTCAGCTATACGGTCAGAGAGGCTTTAAAAGTTGTTGGAACATATTACTATTGCTTCCCGACGCTTGAGCTTGGTAAAGAAATTCTATGGGATAACATAACGACTATTGACGGTAAAAGCGGATATATGGTTGATCTTCTATGCCCGCCTGAATACGTCGTAAGGAAGCATAATCAGGATCATTATGTTCAGCTTATCAACGGATCAATAATCAGAATGAAAGGAACAGACGGGGGAAAAGTATTCGGGAACGACGGACGGGGATTTATTTTTACTGAGTGGCAGTCGCACAAGCCTGAGATTTACGACTTTATCAGGCCGATTCTGAGACAGAATGATGGATGGAGCATATTCAACGGAACCATGCGTGGCATGGATAACCATCTGTACAAAGATATCCAGAGAAATAAACATGTACCGGGATGGTATACGGAGTGGCTTACACCGGAAGATACAAAAGCGTACTACTGGATAACGCCGGAAAGCTATCCTGAAGAATATAAAATCTGCATAAATCCTGAGCTTGAAGGAAAAATTGATCCGATTACCGGGAAACCATTCAGGAACATTCAATGGGAAGTTGATTCAGGGATGAGCTATTCGCTGGCAAGGCAGGAATATCTTAATGAAGCGGTCAGTCATGTTGAGGGAAGTTACTACAGCTTTGAACTTAGCGAAATGAAGATCAAGGGGCGTACGAAAGCAAAATGGAATCCTGAGAAACCTGTTTATACATTCTGGGATTTAGGCGGCGTACGGCTTGACAGCGATAAAACAACAATTACTTTTGCGCAGATGGACAGCTGTGACAGCGATGTGTTTATTATCGATTATTATGAAAATACCGGAAAACTTCGCGGGCATTACATAGATTACATGTCAACAAAACCGTACCGGTACGGGGGACACTTCATCCCGCATGACGGGAAACGATCAAATACGTGGACCGGAGAAGGAATGGCAGAGACAGCAAAAAGCATGTACGGACTTGATTTCAGGTATGTCCCGAAGAGTGATCTTGTCATCAACGATATCGAGATTGTCAGAAGGGATTTTAAGAAATTTCATCTGGATATGGATTCATGCAGGCGTCTTTTCGGGCATTTAAGCCGGTATCATGCAAGTGAATCTACCGGAAAGCCGTGTCACAGGAACAATTGTGTGATATGCAGCGGGGCAAGTCACGGAGCAGACAGTGTAAGAATGATGTCGATGGCCCGCCATCTTGGTCTTGTAGAACCCTATATCGTCAACAGGCCGAAAAGAAAAACAAAAATGGAATGGGATAATGAATACATCATCGTCTAGGCCGATAGATCACGCAAAGAAATTTTACGGTCCACGTTTTGATTCGATGGTTGCTGAATTTTTTGAACCGAACAGGTATGTCTATAGCGGAGATGATATTTTTGTTTTGGCATATCCGTATTCGATTGATATGTTATTTGAACAAAGTATAAATAAAACTCTTGACAAATTTGATGTATGGGTAATACATTACTTCGCAGGAAATATAAAACGAATATTCGCAATTGCGCCGTTTGATCTTCCTTTTGTTGCGTTTGAGAGACGGGGAGAGTGGAAAACGTACAGAATGGATGAATTGAAAAGGAGATTATACCATGGGATCAGCACTGTCACCGAAGAAAGCAACAAAAATATCATCGCCGAAACCGATATCTCCTGCACCTGCACCGACAGAAACATCTGCGGATGTACAGCAGGCTGAAACCGCTGAAAAACGGCGGATTCTTTCAAGCAGCGGACGGATGTCAACCCTTTTGACAAAAAAGGTAAACCCTGCAGACACAGCGATAAAAACCCTTCTTGGTGAATAATGGACGGCTCTAATTACTTCAAATTGTGGAAGTCAATGAATGACAATGCCTCGAACTGGGAAAAAATGTGGCAGGAATCTGCGGACTGGTGCCTTCCGCGCAAAGACAACATTACAAGTATTCGTGTACAGGGGATGGAAAAACCTGCACAGAGAATGATTGACACCTGTGTAGAAGCAAACTGGAATTTTGCATCAGGATTTTTCAGCTATATGTTCCCGTCTCAGACTGTATGGGCTAAAATAAAACATCCGGTTCCGTCAATGATGGACGATGAAGAGGTTGCGGATTACTACGAGAGAGTAAGCCGGTTGATTCACGGAGTGATTGTTGAAAGCAATTTTGCACAGGAACAGCAGGAGGCGCTTCTTGATTTAGGATGTTTCGGTACAAACTGCATGTACGGGGAAGAAGATGACGACAGTATCGTACGGTTCAAAAGCTTTACTGTATCGGATTTCAGGATCATGCTGGATAACAAGGGGCGGGTTGATACGGTAGGACGTGAAATGAATCTAACAGCCCGACAGATGATACAGGAGTTCAGCAAAGAAGAACTTAAACAGGCGTCTCTTGATGAAATTATTGATATCATGAGATCTGGAAATGAAAAATATGACAGCAAATACGGAGTGATTCATATTGTACGCAAGCGCTCCGAATATGATCCAAGCAAGATAAATAAAGAAAACAAGCCGTTTGCGTCTGTTTATATAAGCAGCAAAACAAAACAGATTATTAAAGAGGGCGGATATGATTACATGCCCTATTTTGTCGGCAGATTTTCTATAGGAAACTGTGAAGATTACGGAAGAGGGCCTATGAGCATGTCCCTTTCGACTGCAAGGCGGACAAACTCAATTTATAAATCAATGCTTATCTCGGCAGAAAACCACGCAAATCCTCAATGGCTTATTCCTGATGATGACAGCGTAACATTCACAAGCAATCCGAACCGGGCCGGTGCAATTGTAAAATTCAGATCAAACAGTCCCCTTGGGAAGCCGGAACGACTTACTCCGAACGGAGACCCTGGAATTGCGCAAAGCATATTTGAACTGCATGAGGCGGCGATACGCAGAATATTCTTCAACCATTTATTCCGTCCACTTGACGAATACAGAAACATGACGGCATTCGAGGTGAATCAACGGATGTCAACCGATTTAATGGCGCTTGCCCCGTTTGTTAATCGTTATCAGGATGAGGTTATCAATAAGATTGTCTCCTTCGTATATTACGTTCTTGCAAAGCGCAACATGCTTCCCGAAATGCCGGACAAGCTTAAAGATTCTCCTGAATTTGAAATTGAATATGTAGGAAAGCTTTCACTGGCCACAAAGAATTTTGAAGTTTCAGGTGCGTTTCAGACTCTTCAGATGTTTACAGAACTTGCACAATATGTTCCGCAGATGGCTCAGCCGCTGGGAAATGTAGACGGAGACAAGCTGTTCCGTCAGTCATGGTTTGCAAACTCTGCAAGTATGAATGCTCTTAAATCTCCTGAAACTGTACAGGAAGAACGAGAGGCCGCTGCAGAGGCGCAGAAACAGCAACAGCTTATTAACAACCTTCCTAACATCGGGGACGCCGTATTAAAGGGAGGCAAAGCTCCTGAAGAAGGAAGTCCTGCAGCAATGATCATGGGGCAGTAATGAATATAAACAAAAAACTTTTAGGTGCATATTCGTATGTATTTGATACTCCTGAGGGTGAAACGGTCTTAAATGATCTCATGGAAGTTTGCGGATGGGAAGCGTTTACGGATACATCCGATCCGGTCAACATGGCGTATAAGAACGGCAAGCGGGATACATATCTGTATTTAATAACAATGATTAAAGAAACAAAGGAGAAATAAATATGGACACAGTAATCGACAATGCAGTCGCGGATGAAGTAACGAATACAGAAGACAACCAAAATCCCGAACAGGTTAAATCTGTTATTGAGAATAAATCTACAGAAACGGATTTTACAAAACTGATTAATCCTGACGGATCATTTAAAGATGAGTTTTATTCTTCCCTGCCGGATGATCTCGGAAGCCACAGTTCGATTAAACAGATCAAAAATATTGTTGATCTGAACAAAAGCTATGTCAATACCAAGGGGCTTGTCGGGAAGAAGCTTGAAGAATTCTGGACATCTAAAGATGAATCGATTGCTGCAAAGCGCCGTGAAATCATGGGAGTTCCGGATAATGCTGAAGGATATGAGATTGACGTTCCCGAACTTCCTGAAAACGTTCCGTACAGCAAGGAAGCCCTGAATGAATTTAAGGAACTGGCCTCTAAGATATCCTTAAGCAAAGAGCAGGCAAAGGCTCTTGTCGAATGGGATACACAGCGGGCTATATCTGCGACAGAAGGAATATCAAAGCAGATTGAAAGCCAGATGCAGGAAGCTGAGTCCTCGCTTCGCAAAGATTGGGGAAACAAATACGAATATAACATAAGCAAGGTGAAACAGACAACGGATTATCTTGGAATTACAGATAAAATAAACGATCTGGGTCTTGGACGTGAGCCTGAATTTTTAAAAATGGTTATTGAAAAACTGGTGCCGGCTGTAAGCAATGACAAGCTTGTAGAGAACTCACAGAAAGAAACTCTTGCAACGGTTAGTGACTCCCTTGATGATATTGAAACTAAAATGATTAAGTGGGATGGAAGCACAAGAGACCCTGAATATCAGTCGCTTGTAAAACAGCGGACGGAATTATTGAAAAAACTTTCTTGACAAAAACAATTTAGATTTCATATACATAAATGCGGTGAACAGAAGATTACTCCATCAGGAGCCTTACTTAGACACCGAAGCCGGGAGGCTTAAAACCTAGGTAAGACCCGCAGGTGCGGACTATCAAGCCGAAAACGGCTTAACAGCCAGATGTTCGTATTGATAACTGAATGGAGAAAAAAATGTCACAAAACCTACTCTATACGTATGTAACAGGGTTTGCCCGGTCGGTTCGCAAAACGGTAGAAGCAATCGGCGGAAAATTCCGCTCGAAAGTAGTACAGGCGACCGGCGATCTATATCGAAAAGAAGGGGTTTACCAGCGCATTAGCGGCGGCGGCCTTCCTTCCAGAAAAACTACAAGATTCAGCGACTCTCCTGTGAGTGAAGCAGATTACAGTCGCCGTCGTGTATCCCGTTCTGAGTTTGATGACGGCCAGTTCATGGATTGGGCTGATGTCATAAAAATCGGAACAGAGATCCAGACAGCAAAGCTTGGTATCATGATGGATAAATTCCGTCGTCAGGAAGATATCGTCATCACTCAGGCGATGCTGGGAACAGCGAAGGGCGGAGACAACGGGGAAACATCGGTAGCATTTGATACCGACAACATTATTCCTGTTACGCTCGGCGCGGATTCAGGAAATACCGGCTTCACTTATGAGAAGCTTCTGGCTAATCTTGAAACCTTTGGTTCCAACAATGTTGATATTGAGCGTTACCGTCCCTGTATTGTTATTTCTTATAAGCAGTGGAGAGACATGATGCGTCAGGATGAATTCATTAATCTTGATTACAGCTCGGCGCGTCCGATAGACGGCGGCGGAATGATGATTAAAAATTATATGGGATGCGACTTTGTTGTATCAAATATAATTCCTTACATGAATTCTGCCGGAACCGGATTCAATATTGCAGATACTGATATTGACACAAAGACCGGTACGTGGATTGATACAGACGGCACCGGAATTCGTGCATGTTTCTCATTTGTTCAGGATGCGGCCCTGTTCGAGGTAAACCCCGACATTACCGCAAAAATAAGCGAACGCGCAGATAAAGGCTTTGACTGGTATGCTTTCGTGAAAATGTCAATGGGTGCGGTACGCATGGAAGAAGAAAAAGTTAATGTTATTCCTTGCGCAGAAGCTTAATTAATAATCAAACAGGAGAAAAAAATGGCAAATTCAAGTGTAGTAACAAGCCTTGCGGCAGGGAAAGTCCGCCCTCACGAATACCTCGGAACAGTAAAACACATTCAGGTTTTCTTTGATACTGACGGGGTATACAGTGACGAAGCAATGGAGTTCAGCGACGTGCTTCCTCCGAATACTTACGTTATCGGGGTTCACCTTACAAATACAGCTATTGTAAGCGGTGCTCTTAATATGGGGGTAACCGGTAATGTAGAATCATTGTTTTCCGGTGAGGGATTAGAAACAGCAGGGCTTCTAAACTTTCAGGGAGAGCCTGTCGCCGCCGGAGGCAAAAAGATTGTAGGAAATCTTACGGGCACGATGTCTTCTGACGAGATATCAGGATATATTCTTGTCGTTAATGACGCCTAAAAACTAAAAACGGGTGGGGGCGGCTTCGGCTGTCCCCCGTTTAATTAAGGAGCCGTGAATGTCCTATACGACGAAACAGATTTGCAATCTTGCTCTTTCCAAAGTCGGCGACAACGCGTCTCTGATCACATCATTAGATGACGGTTCTACTGAATCATTTCTATGTAAAGAATTTTACGAACCAACACTGAAAGAGCTGCTTGCTTCACATACATGGAACTTTGCAAAGTGCTACGCGCAGCTTTCAGCATCTGTAACTGAACCGACTTTCGGATGGGATTTTTCATACCCGTTCCCTGGGGATTGCATACGTCCGATTGAATTACGGCACAACGGATCGTCAACAAGCCTCAGATACATGAATGAATGGAACGTTGTCGGAAGGACAATTTACAGCAATATAAGCGAAGCATATCTTATTTATATTAAATATATAATAGACCCTAATCTTTATCCACCGTTATTTATAAAGGCTTTTTATACATCACTCGCATCTAAGCTGGCATTTTCTTTTACTGAAGACAAAAACCTTGTCGCATCGCTTGAGAACGAGGTTTCAGAAGTTATTCTTCCTGAAGCACGAAGGGTAAACGGATTTGAGGGATATAATATTCCGAGAGTTGACAGTGATTGGCTGGAAGCAAATTATTCATCCGGGTCATTGGGAGATATGAACATGACCTTTTCACGTGAAAACTATGGAGAACTGCCGTGAATCTGAAAACATGGGCTGAAAATAATGGGCATACGCTGGAAGAGGCAAAAAAAATTACCGGCATGACTCACTGGAACCAGACAATGGCTGACAATGTGATTGAAAGCGATGATGTTGAGACGGAATCTAAACAGATAGAAGAAATTGTTGAGATAGAATCTAAAGAAGAAGCTGATCCGAAAGTAATTGACCTTTCCCTTCGGTGTCTTGGAGAAAAATCTCCCTATTGGCATCTTCGCAATCAGGTATAACAATGGCAAACAATCCTGTCATAAACAGCTTCAATGCGGGAGAACTAAGCCCGTATATGTATGCAAGAAACGACCTGAGTAAATATAACTCGGGTTGTATAGTAATGGAGAACTGGAGCGTTCTTCCATATGGAGGAGCTGTAAATCGTCCGTGTATAAAATTTGTTGCGGAAAGTAAGCTGAATGATAAAGTCAGGATTATAAGTTTTGAGTTCAGTTCTTCAGATGCGTATATTCTTGAGCTCGGGAATGAATATGTACGGTTTTATAAAAACAATGAACCGGTATTGGACGGGGCAACTCCATATGAGATTGTTTCGCCATGGTCTTCCGATGATTTATTCGGGTTGAAATATATTCAAAGCGCAGATGTTGTGTGGCTTTGCCACTCAGATTATCCTGTATATAAGCTTTCAAGATACGGAGACACAAACTGGACGCTTGAAGAGATGACGCCTGACTATCCTGCACTGCTTGAAGAAAACATCACGGATATAACCCTTACTGTATCTGCTCTTACCGGAACAGGAATAACCATTACATCAAGTGAATCTTTATTTGATGCGAATCATGTGGGAAGCTATTGGGAAATCAAACACCCGAGAGATGACAATATATTAACAGTCATCAATAATACCGGTGCCGGTCCGGCACATCCTTCCGGCACATCGAATACGATTTCCGGGAAGGGAACCTACAGCTTTATAACTACGGGAACGTGGAGTGCATCGGATGATGTGGCTGTATGGAGAAGCGAAGACGGCGGCGACTCGTGGTCTAAATGGCGTCAGTATAACATGGACAGCCGTAATGTGGACGTAACATGGGATGAATCGGACAGCAGTGTATTATATTGTGTAACAGCTACTGCCGCCACAGCAAAGATCAGGCTGTTTGTGCAGGATTATTATACAAAGGGACTTGTTAAAATCACAGGATATACGAGTGATACGGTTGTAACTGCCGACGTAATTAATGCGATCGGGTCAACAGATGCTACAAAGCTCTGGTCAGAGGGGGCATGGAACACCTACCGTGGATATCCGAAATGCTGCGCTCTGTGGGAATCCCGTCTTATTTTCGCCGGAACAAATTATAATGCAAATACTCTATGGCTGTCTCGCATAGATGATTTTGAAAACTTTGAGCTTGGTACGCTTGATGATGATGCAATGAAAATAACCATAAGAAGCGGACCGTTTGATGATATTGTCTGGATGGTTCCGCAGAAAATGCTGGTTATAGGAACAGTCGGAAGCGAATGGACCCTCGGAGCTCAGCGTTATGAAAACCCCGTAACTCCTTCAGAATTCAGTTTGAAACGCAAAACAACCTATGGAAGTAATAACATTCAGGCCGTACTGATAAACTCGGCAGTGCTGTTCGTCATGCGTCAGGGAAGAAAACTGAGGGAATTCACTTATCGATATGATATAGATGATTGGGTTGCACCGGACCTTACCATTCTGGCAGAGCATATAACCAAAGGAGGCGTTGTTGATATTGTCTATCAGCAACAGCCTGACAACATCCTGTACATGATTCGAAAAGACGGCACTCTTGTCCCGATGGTTTATGAACGGGATCAGGATGTTACGGCTCTTAGCCGCTGGACGCTTAACGGAGGTTCTTTTGAGAGTGCTGCGTCAATTGCACGCGACAATGATGAAGATCAAATCTGGGTAAGCTGTTCCCTTGAGATAGACGGAAGCACAAAACGGTATATAGGATACTTTGATAACCGTGAGTGGGGAGACAATATAGCCACTGAAGCGACGGGGTCTGATTTTTATACCGTTGTTAATAATCCTGCATCAACAACCATAAGCGGATTGGATTATCTTGAGGGGCGAACGGTTGACATTCTTCGTGACGGAATGGTTGACCCGCAGCAGACTGTAACCGGCGGGGAGATAACGCTTATAAAAGAAGGGGCATCGCGGGTTGTTATAGGAATTCCCAAAACCTGCATAATGGCCCCTATGTACATCGAGCCTGCCGCGCAGTATCAACAGCCGATGGGAAAGAAAAAAGGCGTCTACCGAGCTGTTATACGCTTTAAAGACACTATCCACGCCAAGGTTGGTCAGGACCTTGACCACCTGAGTACAATTACATTCAGAACAACAGAGAATATTCTGGATACGCAGGTTCCTCTTTACAGCGGAGAAAAGAAAATTTCCTTTGCAAATGATTACCGCTACCTGCATACATGTTATATTGTTCAGGACAAGCCGCTTCCTATTCAGGTTATTGCGATGATCCCGGATGTGGAGATATTTAAATGATACGCAGGATTACAGAAAAAGACTTTGACAGGGTTCTCGGATGGTTTTCTGCTCGCGGAATTGAGAAAAGCCTTAAAGGTATACTGCCAAAAGACTTCGGATATATTGTAAACGAATCCTGTGCATTTTTTCTTTATACGGCATCCAATGCGCCGGTATGTTTTTTTGAATGGGTGATCAGTGACCCGGAAGAGTCGCCGGTTGAGAGCGTTAAAAACCTGAAAGAGCTTGCAGGACACATAGAAGATATGGCACAGAATATGAAGGAAGAAGGAATAGTATCCTTTTTGATTCTCTCAAATGAGAAGCTGTGCAGGCTTTTCAATGGATTTTGTACCGGTTGCAACGGAGAAACAACAATGGTTTACGAAGGGGGAAAATAATGGGAGTGGAAGCGGCAATAGCTGCGGCAACGCTTTCAGCAATAGGGACTGGAGTCAGCGCCTATAGTTCCTATCAGTCCGGGAAGGCTCAGCAGGCAGCGGCAAACTATAACGCGAAGTTGGCTGAAAATGAAGCGCTTGCGACAGAACAGGCTACCCGGGCCGAGACGCAGAGAATGCGCACACAGGCGAAACGAACATCTGCTTCTCAGCGTGCATCCTATGCAAAATCAGGCGCTGTGATCAGTGAGGGAACCCCTCTTATTACAATGGCAGAGCAGGCGGGGGAAATGGAACTTGATATTTTAAATACACAGAGAACCGGATATAACAGCGCTCAGGCAAGCAGAAATCAGGCCAAGTTGTACAAGTATACCGGAAAGCAGGCTGCATCTGCCGGTACAATAGGAGCCGGGGCGTCCCTGCTCACCGGATCAGCGAACACAATAAGTCAATATAAGATGCTACAGGATAAATAATGCCTAAAATACCTTTATATCAACGTCAGGTCAGGGCAACGGGTCAGTCCCAGCCGAGAATGAGTCCGCAGGCGGCCTCTGCTCCGTGGCAGGCGGCTGGTCAGGCTGGACAGGCAATAAGTCAGGTTGGAGGAGTACTTGCTGATTATCAGAAAAAAAAGCAGGCTCAGGAAAATTCGTTACTTGAAAGTAAATATAAAAGATCGCTTTCTGTTGAAGATCATGCTGTTGAGCTTTTCAAATCCGAGCAGATAAAATCCGGTTCAATTGCAACTCCTGAACAAATATCAGATCTGAGGAAAAAGTATTTAGAGGAGCGTGCGGGATATATATCAGAAATGTCTGGTAAATATAAACAAAGATATCAAAGTGATTACGTGTTTGATTCGCAAGAAAGAGCGATTACAGATAAAATTTATTTCAATACACAGACAATTAAAAAGAATACAGAAGAATTTAAGTTAAATGTTTCCACAGAGTATCGACTCGGAAATTTTGACAAAGCAAAAGAAATGATAGGTGAGGCTGAGTGGCTTGGTAAAGCCGGTCAGATAAAGATGATGGCAGATGTAGAAGAAGAATACAGAATCAGTCTTTATAATTATGCAATACAGCAACCAAAGTCTATTGTAGCACAGGTTCAGTCTGGAGATATTTCTCCACAGGATGGGCTTGATCTTATTTCAGAACATAAAAAAACAATTGAATCTTACGATTTGGGACAGGGTCAGAGAGGAAATGCAAACAGTGCTATTTCATCTGCTGAAAAAGCAATAGATGTAGCTCAAAAGAAACTCTATGACTCAACAGAAAAAGAGTTTAAAGAAAAATTATATATTGGAGAAATGGTAACAAGAGATGATATTCAGGCGGCAGTTGACAATGGATTACTGGACGAAAGAGGAGCATCTCGTATAGAGATTAAACGCTGGAAGATGGAATCAGGTGTACCAACAAGTGAAAATAATGCAGCGTTCGGGAAAGTTATATCCGATATTAACAATGGACAAATCAATTCGTTTGAGAAACTTGAAGACCGTTATTCGTTTATTACATATGGTCAGTACAAACAGGCGGAAGCTGCTCTTGCTGACAGATTGGCTACATCTGTTAGACAACAAAAGGTTAGATCTTGGATGCGTGATGTATCTGATGATTCCTCAACAGCATCTACATTATTTGAGGTCAAAAAAGAGATATCAAATCTTGATGTTCAGATGGAGACGAAAGAAGCTTTAATGGTAATCATGGAAAATGAATTTCGTTTAAAGAATAAAAACCCCGAACTTTCCAAGGCATATATAACATCTGTGTCTAACATTATGGAATTAGAAAGATACCTGGATATACCATCGGGAATAATCGCATCACGTGAAATGATTTATGAGGATATGTCGCTTGAAGATCTACAGAAAGTTGAAGCTAATCTTAAAAAGTCCTTTGATAATCAGGTCGCAGACAAATTAAAAGAAGACATGAAGAGATTTAGTTTTTCAAAAACTGACAATCAATCTGACATTGATATTGATGATATTTTAGATCAGGTTGGATTAGGGGATGAATAATGCCGACAAAACTTGAGTTTGCACAATTGCTTAAAGACCGTGGTGCTAATAGAGAACAGGCAAGAGATGCTTTTCGTTTGTATGAAGAGCGAGGTGGTATTTGGGACAAATCTGAACCATATACTGTTATACAACAAGATGTGCGTAACATTGATGCCCCGGTTGAAAAAACAGATGCCGAGAAGGCTAAGACATTTGCATATCTGGAATCAGCTGGATATGGTGTTCCCCGCCCGGCTGTAGAAAAGATGGTTGAGCAGATTGCCGGACAAAATAACTATTCAGGATTTAACCGGCGTATAGCGCAACAGTTAAGCGTCGAGCAAACCGGCCCGGTCCGCAATAGCGCAAAGACTCGCAAACACAACGTCAATCAGTTGATTTATGAAGAAAAACATAAGTCTCCGTTACCTTCTGGAGAGTTTAATGGGGAATCTGTTTCTGCGAAAGACAGGCAATTGATGCTTGAGCAGTCTATGCTTGGTCCTGAGCTTCTGGTTGGCGGGCCGATGAAGGGGTTTATTGGCGGAGTGACCAGTGTTAAAGAATCACCGGCAGTCATAATGAGAACGCTTGGCGGTGGTTTTCTTATGTTTGGAAATTTAACAAATATTAATAATTTTACTCTTGAGGGACGAAGAATGGTCCGTATTGGTGATGAGCTTTCAAAAGCACCGGATGCCATGTTAAGACCAATGATTGAAGCAATCAGTAATGGCGACTCAACAACAATTGACGAATTTGTTGATGGTATTTTCCCGACATCACAGACAGTCTCTCAGAACAAAAAACTCAAATTTTTTGGAGGTCTTACAGAAATGGCCGGTCAGATATATGGGTATTCAAGACTTGGAGCACTGGCTCCGGCGGGGATATACTCTGATGTAAACAAGGGCGTATATAGTACGCTAACGGAATATATGGATGAGGATAAGGCGGCTGTCATTGCAATTCCGATAACGCTTACAGCCGGATTCCTGCAAACAAAGGCGATTGAGACCACATTCGCATCAAGTCCTGTTGCGAATACCGGTGCTAAGTCAATGATTGTCAAATCACTTAAAAGAATTGCTGACAGGGGTGTTCCTGCTTTGTACGAAGGTGTTGGTGAAACTTTTGAAGAGGGTGCTCCAATCTATGCCGGTGGAGGATTTGATGCATTAAAGAAAAATGCGTCTAATCTTATTAATGTTTTTGCTACATCATTCTTAGCTACGTTTGCGCTTAAAACCGGAGTAGACATTAAATCGTATGGAGCAAAAGCCGAGATTTCAAAGACGTTAAAGGCTGAAGGATACAGCAACGAGACATCAAAAACAATAGCAGATATTCTTGTTAGCAATAATACTGAATCTGAAAAAGATACAAAAATCCAGAAACATCTTGAATTACAGAAAAGCAGAAGAGACCTTGTTCTGGCTATTAATGGATATGCAGAGACATTTAATCAGGCATCTAAAGAAATAGATACGGAAGAAACCATTGAGGGATTGGACGGGAAACCTATAACCGACGTTGATCTGGAAATTCTACGCAATCAACCCGAGCTTATGGAAGACCTTGATGAATCAGAAGAGGCATCAATTCTTCGGAAAGCAGTTTATGATAATGATCAAGAGGCATTATCGGAATATAACCGAAGACTGGTTGGTGTAGAGGAACAGTCAGATCAAGACACACTGGTTTCCGAAGATAATGACGGCGTAGAGACTCCTGTAGATATAGCTGAGAAATCAGTAGAAAAAACCCTGTTAGACCTTGAGCGTGAAATGGCTTCTGATAAGACAGAAGAAGAAGATTATAGTGACTACTCTATTCCGCAAGAGGGCGAGACAGATGATAATGGAGTACCTCGTCTTATCGGCATGAGTCGCAGATTTAATCAGCAGTGGAATGATGAGCTCGAATTAGGTTGTGTGCCCAATACTCAACGTGTCGAGTGGGCAACAACACTGAATAATGCTTATAAGATGGGGTTGCACAAACATTCTCAAGAGTTGATAAATAATGTTCGAAATGGCGGACAACTTAACAGCGACGAAATTGCTGGACTTTTAATTGCTAAAGCTGACATAGCTAACAAGATTGAGGCTAATGCCATAGAGATTCGTAAAGCAGATGAAGCAGGAGATACTGATAGGGCTACAGAGCTTCGTTTGATGCAGGGGCAGATGATTAACAACACCATTCAGTTAGCTAAAGCTGCAAGTCGTGCTGGAACAGAGAACGCCCGTGCGTTGGCGGCAATGGCTATGGTAATGGACAGAAAGAGTTTTACGCTTGAAAACATCATGGCATTGGCTACGCAGATGAAAGGCGGAGAACTTGATGCTGATACGGCGCAGGAACTAACAGATCTTCACGAAGACCTACAGGCAGTTGAGCAAGAACTTGATGTTACAGAAGAGGGGGAGCCTGACGATCAGCGCGAGTTCATTTTAGATCAGTTGCGCCGTGTGCATCGCAGGATCAAGAGTCAAAACCGGAAGAAAGACGATAAGAACGCAGACATTAAGTTCCTGCTCAAACGTCAGGATAAGGTCATTAATTTAATTAATGAACTTGAAGGGCGCAATCCGACCAAGGCTGAAAAGAAGACGCTTGAGCATCCTGATTCTGAGGGGTACTTAGAGATGATTCAGGAGCTTGAGAAAAAACTTAAACTCAGGAAAGATAGAGAAAAGGCTTTTGATAGGAATGTGAAACTCATTGACAAACGTGATGCTGTTCTTGCCGAAATCGAGAATCTGCACCGTGATATTAAAGAAAAGGCTGATCAACTAGAGAAGAGTAAGCTCCGGGAAGATACAGAAAAATATAAACAGGCTCGCCGTGACCAAGATACAATAGCATCGCTTTTAGCAGAGCTTCGCGGTGATGTTGATACGAAAATGTCTGTAACAAAAGAGGATGTCTATGGATATCAGCAGACAATTCAGGAGCTTCGTAAAAATATATCTGACAAACGAATGGCAGAACGGTTGCAGAAAGAGATTGACGCGCTTGATTCAGCTGTTGAGGAAGGTGATGTTGATTATAATGAGTTTGTTGACAAAGAAAAAACTCGTGTTGATGAAAAAGTTATAGAGCTTCGGAAGCGAAAAGAAGAACTTCGCAAACGGCTTGAATCAATACGTCGTGACCGTGATAAATTAGATCGTCAAAGAGCAGAAGCACTCGAAATAATTGAAGAAGTGCAAACGGCATCACGTAGAGTAAAAGAGAATAAAGCCAATGGCGAAGATGTAAATGCAGACCTGAAGTTGATTCGCAGCCGTCAGGACAAGATTTTCTCCATGATTGACGAGATCAATCGCGGCAAGCCTCAGAAAGAGAAGATCAAAAAAGTTCGCAAGCCTGATTCTGAGGGCTATTTAGATATGATTGAAGCTCTTGAGTCTGAGTTGAAACAGAAGCGTCAGATTCGCGGGTTAGAGGCTGATATCAAGCGGATGGAATACGCGCTTGATTCAGCTGATTTATCTGAATTTAAGAAGCAACCGAAGAAATTCAAAGATGAGCCAAAAGAAATTCGTGATCTAAGAGCAAGAAAACTTGCACTTCAGCAGGAAATAAATCGGCGCATACAGAATGAGGCCCCGAATACGAAAGGAAAGGTTATTGCACATGGTTATGATATGTTTCGAACGGCTAAACTTACGTTCGACTTCGGCCATATATTCCGACAGGGCGGAGTAAATATGACGGACATCAGATTATGGCTGGATGGTTCTAATCTGAAGATGATTGGTCAGACATTTACCTCGATGGGAAGCAATGGAGCTATTACTGCGCAACTGGATGTAATGTCTTCTCCGTACTACGAACTTGGACAGCAGACAGGACTTCGCATTCCTAAAGAAGGTGAACATCTTACTGATAGGGAGCAACTAAAGATGGGAGGAATTTTCGGACGATCTCAAGTGGCCGGAACAGCGGCTATCCGCCAATCTTTGTTTGACAGTATCGTAGGTCAGTACGGTAATGATATAACGCTTGAAGAAGCTAAGGACGTTTCGTTTGCTGTAAACATTTTGACCGGATATGGCCAGTATAAATCATCGGGTGGAGGTATTGAAAAGGCTCTGAATGTTCTTTTTATATCACCACGATTCAGGGCGTCAAGATTCCAGGCTCCTGCACTACTGTTGTTGAGTCGTGACGGTCGTAGAATCGCTAACAATAAAATTCTTAGAAACCGTATTATAGAGAATCAGGCACAGTTTGCTTTAAGCCGTATTATTATTGCCGGATTAGCCGCATCTCTTTGGCCCGATGATGTTAAAGTTATCCTTGATCGTAAACATTGGGCATTTGGAAGAATAGCCGTAGAGACAGAATCCGGTCAGTGGCGAGTTTATAATCCATGGGCCGGTATAACATCCGCTTATTCGTGGGTAAGAAAGTGGGGCGAAACTGGAGACCCAATAGCGTCATTGCTTGATACAACAAAAACAGCAACACATCCGTTCTTTGCTTTTATGCGTGGTATGGCAACGGGAGAGCTTTATGGTGGTGATAAGGCCCCGCGAGTTGAAATTGCAATCCGCTCTGTCATGCCTATTTCCATAGAGGGTATGGTTGATTCGTGGTTTAATGACACAGGTAACACAGACATATTCTTCTCAACGCTTGCCGATGTCTTCGGCGTAGACAACACATTGGTAGATTATGAAGATCTACAAAGTAAAGACGCCCCTGACGGTGAGTGGTCGATGGAAGACCTTCGTAACGAAATTGACAATAGAGACGAATATGAAGGATGGTTAAGATAATAATTGACATTTTATTGAGATAATGTATAAACAATCCACGAGGTAACAAATGGCTATATCAACGACAACGAACAAGAGACAGTATGCATGTAACGGATCAACAACGCAGTTTGATCTGGATATAAAGATATTTGATGAAGACGATATAACTGTTTATATCAAAAACATAACCACCGGTGCGCAGACAATCCTTACACAAACCACCGAGTATACCGTAGACGCAATTTCAGGAGACTACGAAAACGGAGCGAGGATAACAACGGTTGCAACCTACAGCTCTGATTATCAAATCACGCTGATTCGTACGGTTGCCAATACGCAGGGACTCGATTTGGTTGAGGGGGGAGACCTTCCTGCGATGGGTTTGGAGAACGCCTTGGACAGAACGGTGATGCAGGTACAGCAGCTTGATGAGAAGCTCGGCAGAACTATAACGGCGCCCGTCACTGACCCGGAAGGACTGAGTTACGAAATTGATCCAGTAGAAACACGCGCTTCGAAAGCGCTGGGATTTGATGAGGACGGGAATTTTACAAGTGTGTCGCTTGCCGATTCAGGGGCAATTGCTGTGGATCAACAGAAGGGGCTTGACCTTACAAATAATATCATTTCTGCGAAAGTGGATAACACGAGCATAGAATTTGATGCGCAATATAAAATAAGCGTGAAGGACGGCGGGGTGGATACAGCGCAGATTGCAGACGGGGCCGTAACGGAAGCCAAGATTGGCATGACAAAAACCGGCGTTGATGCGTCTTTAGTATCTGGAACGGCAGGAACAGCCGACAACCTTGCTAAATGGAATTCTGACGGCGATGCGGTTGATTCAGGGTATGGCGTCATTGATGAGGACGACATGGCCTCAGACAGCGCCACAGACGTTCCTACGCAGCAAAGCGTGAAGGCTTATGTGGATGCCGAGGCAAGCTCTGCGGCAATGCAATATAGCGGAGCGACATTCACTGGCTCCATGCCGACGAGCTGGACAGACCTTGATCTAAGCGGAACGATTGGAAGTAATCGGTGTTACGTAATGCTTGAGGTTACACCAGATGAAGAGACAGATGGAATACTGTTTAGAGAAAACGGGTCGTCTGTCGATCAGAACTTTGCGACTGCCGCAACACGATCCGGCTGGGGAGCATCGGGAGGTAACGGAAGCTCTGGCTCTGGCGTAATCTTTTCTTGCATCACTGATACAGCAGGCGTTGTTGAGTGGAAATCCGTTGCGGCTGGCCATGGAGGAACGGTCGTAAAACTTTTAGCATATCAGGTGTTACAATAACGCCAAAACTACAATGGCACATAGACAGCAGGACAGTAAACAGGAGACATACACATGGCACAGAATGAACTGGCAATCACCAAGGGCGGGTATCGGGCTCAGTTCGGATACATCGATACCGAAGACCCTGAAACACAGGTTCTTGACGGAACCTCCGCAGCGGCCACGTCTGCCGCTCTTGCAGGCGGGCAGTACCGGCTTTCATCCGTTGAATTTTTTGATCTGTGGATAAAGATTGATCCTGATCCAACGGCGGCAAACGAAGAAGGAATGCGCCTTGCGGGCACAGAATACTTCCTGATTCGTCCGGGAGACAAAATAAGCGTTATCGGCGGCAAGCTGAACATAACCAAGGTTCAGAAACCTTCCAGCTAAGGAGCAATTATGTCATATGGATGGATAAGGAGTTGTGCGGGAGGAGCAAGGCTTGTATGGTACGGCGTCGAATGGGACTTGGCGAACAGCGACCCGGCCTGTACGCGCATCGGCTCGATGGACATGCACCGCACGCTGCCGATCCAGTCGGGAATGTATGCGTGCCTGTTGAATGATGACCGGACGGAGAATTATAAGCTACATCCGTCGGACTGGTCGCAGAAGAAAACCGGCGGGGCCTCGGCGCTTGACGGAACGGATGGGCAGGTAAAAATTTACAGACCGGGCTTTTATTTCCGCCATGAGGAAGACGTAACCGTCCGCCGTTGGAAAATCAGTCCTTATCCAGTGAGCGGTTTTAGCTGGATTCCGCCGCAGTACGTCGGCGCCTATGAAGCATCTCTGGACCGTGTGAATCTCAAGCTGTCCTCGGTGATCAACACTTCTGAAGAGTATCGAGGAGGGAATAATAATGCGGCGTACGATGGGACCGATCATGATCTGCGCGGGATGCCGGTTTCAAATCTGTCGCGTGGATCATTCAGGTCATACGCGCACAACAGGGGAAGCGGCTGGGAGATGTACAACTACTGGGCGCACCGGGCGCTGATGATTCTGTTTGTGATCGAGTATGCAACCCGTTATTCGCAAATGGCAGTCAACAGCGCCTTGGATTCGAGCGGCTTCCGGCAGGGCGGGCTGGGGGCCGGATGCACCAACATTAACTCCACGACATGGAACACGTGGAATGCGCGGAATCCGTTCCTTCCGTGCGGAACCACGAACGAGCTGGCGAGCGGCAGCGGGGAAGTGCTGTTCGACATGCCGGCGGGGTACGGGACGTTAACAACACAGGCTAACCGTTATCGCGGCGTGGAGAATCCGTTCGGGCATACCTACAAAAATTGTGATGGGATTAATGTCCGCGTTTATGCCGCCGATGCGGCGACTCCGATTACCGAGGCGTTTATATGTAATGATCCGAGCCTCTGGAATGACTCTAATTATGACGGGTATTACAAGCTCGGCGAGCTGCAGAGATCCGGCGGTTATATCAAGGAAATGATCGCCGGGCAGGTCATGCCGCTGGTTGCATCCGGAGCCAGTAGCTCAACGTACTGGACCGATAATTTCTATACGGGGGTTCCGGCGAGCGGCGACCCGTTGCTGCGTACCGTGTCGTTCGGCGGTTCGGCGAATAATGGTTCGGGTGCGGGTTTCAGCTACGCGAATGCGAATGATGCGCCCTCGAATGCGGCTGCGACTATCGGCTCTCGGCTCTGCTGTTTTCCACCTCAAGCTTAAGGAGATTTATTATGGACAAAGTACATTATAATTTTGAGCCTCAACAATTACAACGCTACCCGGATGGATCGACCCGTTTCCGCTGGGACATAGTGCAAGAGGAGAACGAGGACGGCGACACGCTCTACGCCTGCTATGAGTGCGTGATCCACACGACGCCGTCGCCGAACAATATCCTCCGCGCGGCGATTAACGCCATGTGGTCGCGTGATACCGAGGGCAAGCTGACCAACGACTACAACGCGGCTGTTGCCGGGATTCTGGACGAGTCGTACAAACAGCCGTACATGGATTTTCTGACGGCCCGCGCTGCGCTGAAGGCGACGATTAACGCTTATTTTGAGTCATAATGAAAACGATTATCACACTGATTATTATAGCGGCGGCGCTGGGTGCTGTCGGCGTGGTGATCACTCTCGATGTGCTTTTTATGATGGGATGTTATTAAATAATTTAACCGGAGAAAAACATGGATTGGCAGGCAGTAGCGGCAGGAGCGGCGGCGGTTTCGGTGGTGGGGGCGTTCCTCGGCTGGATCTGCAAAATGACAATTGAAAACGCGATTGATAAATCTCTTAAAGACTACGCAACCGAAGAGTTCGTCAACTACAAAATAAAAGTCCATGAGGACATATTTCACAAAAACCAGCAGTGAGGAGCAATGCAGAACAAATGCCCAGCGTGCGGCGGTAAGCTGGATACGGAATTTACTTGCATTCAGTGCGGGGGACGATATCCTCCGGTGTGGTTAACAGGAAGGGCTGAAAATAATGAAACCTTGGAAAGTAGAACAGTGCTCTCCCCGTCAGGACGGGTTGTACCACAGGGACTTGAAGCGCCTGAAGGCTCGTAAGGAACGGCACTATGCACGCAGGATGTTAAGAACAGGTGAAGAGCCTATGGAATTTTACGGACGATACAAGGGATACGAAACATAAAAGGAGGCCGTGTAATGAGCAACAATATCTGGAAAATTATATTGGTTGAGAGCGAAGAGGAATCAATCGCGGCTCAGCAGAAGCTGATTGACGCAGGATATAAACCGGTTGGAGGAGGCACGGATATTTTCCCCGGAGCGTTAACCGCACTCTTCGTCGAAAATGACCCGGCAGACGGTTCGTGGTTTGCCGGAATGACCCCGGGATCTGATCTGAGTTTTTACGAAACGATCACGGTTGAGGATGCAATCGGATTGATTGACTGAAAAATAAACAACAAGGAGAAAATCATGAGTGAAGAATCAATTGCCGACACAAGTTCGGTATTGTACGACGCCGGGGAGAAGGCAGGGGCGATGGTGGCGAGTATCTGGAACGCCACCGATGACGGGAAGATTTCCGGCGCGGAATGGTGGACGATTGCCAAGAAATGCGCCGGAGTGCTGGCCGGTGCATACAGCGACAGCGCAGAGCTGGCTGAAAAAATCAGTGACGGATTCGATGATCAGGAAACACTTGATTTCACAACCGGATTTGCCGCAGGATTTGACATCACTTCAGATTCTACCGAGGTTAAAGTTGAAGCGCTGTCCGGCTATGCCCTGAAGGCGGTTGGTTATGTTTACATCCTGCTGGATAAGAAATTCTTCTCCAAAGAGGATGAAGCTGATACGGATGCAGAATCTGCAGAGTAAGGATGCGTCATGAACGCACTGATAACCATATTGACCGGGATTGTCACGCTGATCGGCGCGGCGATTCCGGTTTATTTCAAGTGGAAAAAATACAAGAAGGCACAGAGTGAAAAAGTTACAATTGCTTCCGATAATTCTGATCATGATGCTGTTGCTCAACGGTTGCGTGAGCGCCTCAAAAACGTACGCGAAAGCGGAAACGGCGATGAAGAAAAACAGTGAGAGCGTATTCAATCCGCAGGCGGTCTATCAGATCCCTCCTGAGGGATTGTGGCTTACTGACCTGGTGGATGCCGCTACCGATACCCGCACCGGGCCGATATATGTTCTGCCGGGAACGCTGGTGGTCTATGACGCGGAGTCGGTGTCGGAGAAATGAGACGAACACTTAAAAATCTGTTTAAAATCATTCGTATCTGGCTGCGGGATGCCCTGTATCTGTGGCGCGACTGGTATAGAGGCACCAATAAAGAGAATAAATAATCATATTCTACTCCGCCTCATGCTTTGTTTAAAACTGTTTATTTGTGTGCAGTTAACGCATTTTGTTTTTGTCGGATCATCCTTTGGTTTTCCGCATATCCAGCAAAAATTTCTATCCCATTCTCTGTATCGTTTTGAACAATAATCAATACATTCTCTGCATAGAGAATGACCTTTTAAAGATTTGTTTTTGTAACACCTTGTGCACAGGCCTCGCTCTTTAATTTTAATCCTGTATTCCCTTTTTTCCTGCGGAGTAAACGGCATTACAGCATCACTTTTTTTATATTATATATGCGATTGTTTTTTATCTCTGTGCGTGTACAGGAAATAGCCGGTGGAGAATATCCGCTTATTTCGCTGTAATCCATATGTTTAAATCCTCCTCCTCGTCTTAACGTTCCGGTGTTGACATACCAGCGGGCATCGGGAGGAACCCAAACATTACCGTTAATCTCCCTGACCTGTTCTATAAAATACTCCCCATGGACATCATCCCCGTGATTTAAAAGAGCATATTGTTCAATCGGGGGGACAATTAAGCAATGATGTGTGTGCGCCATATATTGTGCCTGAGCTGATCCAGACAGGGGATACAGTTTGTTTTTAAGCCATGCCTTCTGATTGGCTTCCCGCTGAATGGGGTCTTTGGCCCCCCTTGGCATTACCGGCCTTCCGTGCCAAAAGTGCATTGTAACCTCGCCGAACTCAACCCATGACTGATAATCCCCGTACACATCAATATCAAGATTTTCACATATATTTACGGTTACGTTCATGTCCGGCAATAAATACAGCTCATGATTTCCCATCTGAATAAGAAGAAAATTGTTTTTAATCGGACGGATCAGATCACAGAAATAATCAATTTGACGATCTATTGTGAGCATGTCTTTTTTCAATGAATGCGGGTCAAAATGATTCGACCTCGCGGGCTTCCCTTCAATAGCATCTCCACCGAACGTTACATAAGCATCGTCTTCGATGATCATATTAATCAGCTTAAGAGCAGCGGCTTCATTAAATGCTATTGAACCAACATGCCAGTCTCCGGTATTATAAATTACAGCGTTCTTTTTACCTTTGTATCTAAGAAATGTGCTCATATCAATTTGTCTTTCTTATTATTTTTTATCAGAATCATTAGGAATCGATTTTAATGATTTCAATTTAATCGATGCTTCTTCCGTTGTACCGAGACCGGTTATCCAGCGATCCAGCATTCGCATCCGCTCCTTTTCGTCCCGGTCTCTGATATCAACTCCAAGCAGACCAAGCAGCCGGTCGCACTGGCCCTGATGTGATGCATTCAGTTTTGATAGTTCGGACATATTTTATTCAATTCTTTTTTATTACAAAATGGAGGGGAGCCGGAGACATCTGCCGCCGGGACGGATTGGTAAGAACAGTTGTCAACATTTCTATTTTCATTCCGCCTGGAATTCTCCCCGTTAAATTTTAATTGATTGATGGAAACTCATGCCCCCAGAGCATCATGGCCCGGTTAGCGATGTCTGGGAACTTGTTGCTGGAGTTTGAGTGATGTGCCAAATACGCATCATTACTCATGTCACGGGCGATATTCTGAGCAAATCGCGGATCATCCTTTGGTTTTCCGCATATCCAGCAAAAATCTTTGTCACTCATGATCTGTCCTTTCTCCGGTTATTTTAAGAATTTTTCCTACCTGTTCAAGAAGAATATCCTGCGAAGGACTTCCTTTGTGTGCTTCTGCATGGCAGACATGACAGCAAATGATTAGATTTTCAGGTATATCCGCATTTGACCTTCCGCCCGTTCCCTTGGGAATAATGTGATGAACCTGCATACCACGAAGAATTTTCAGTTTTCCGCATATCTCGCATGGCCATTCCTCACAACCGGTTAAATTCCTTGCCTCAAGGGCCACTCTGACGTGTTTCTTCATTGAGCCTTTTTATGAGTTTTCATTTAAATTTTCTCCAATAATTCATAATTCTGTCGCCGATTTTTAAATTAACCGGAGCGTCGGCTTCATTTAAAATTGATACCCAATAACCGCCTGATAAAAACGAAAGAATTTCCTCTGCTTCAATCAAACGATCCTTTTCTGATATATCTATTTGATCGTTATCTGTTAATGTTGTGTTCATAATTCCTGTACCTCTCTGATCTCAACTCTTGCAACAGATTGATCATCTCTTTTTGCTTTGCGTGCTGACGCCCGCGTAACGAAGATTCCCAGATGGCGCACGCCACGATTACTGTAACAATAGAATGCTTGTCCGTCACTTCGGTCTATAAGAGCCCATGCTTTAAACGGCTTCATTTTCATTTCATTTTTCTCCTATTCCGCTATTAGCTGTCTTCGTACTTTTCTAATATCTGCGCTTTGACCCTGCCGTATTTGGCGCGGCATGATTGGGGTGTTCTTTTGTTGCCGTATTCCGCATTGAGTCTATCGGCAATATGTTGCCAGCCGGGCCACGCCCAATACCAATCTTCCTCAACCAAATACATAAGTTGCTGCGTTTCTCCGTCGATTTCATCATACGGAGGCCAGCTAACCCTCCCATCGATATTTTCATTGCTCATTTGTAGTCCTTTCCGGGGTCACTCGCCCCTAATCCTTAACGTTAGGTTAATGGATTTCTTTCAGTTTGGCCTCAACCGTGTCCGAAAACTTTGAATGCACAGAGAAAGCCAAAAATCTCCCCGTTTCATTGTTCTTCGCCCACGCATACGGCAGAAGCGGAAGCGACCCTCTTTTCTTTTGTTCTTCAGCGTAAAGCTCTTCAGCCAACTCAAAAAGCAACTCCATTTTTTCACGTTTCATTGTGTGCTCTCCGTTAAATTATCGGCCCTAACCAGATGGCGCCCTGACCTCGCTGCCCTCAAGCATATCTTGAATACATTCTGCCAGTTCGACAATTGTTTCCCCCTCTTCGAGTTCGTATGTCGCAACCGTCACGCTGTGGGGAATCAACACCAAGTCGATGCTTTCGTCTTCTTGGGGCACAAGGGCAATCTTCAACCCTTCAGTGTCTTTGATGCCGTGCGCTTTCAGACCAGCCTGAATCCATCTTTTGTCGCGATTACTCAGTGTCATTTCTCATTTCTCCATTTATGATTACATTCTGTGGTCATTTTTCACCTATCCCTCTGTTAGTTTGCTTGTGCTCATTTCCACTTTTGATAATATGATCCGTCTTTTCTTTGCAGCCACGCCCCTATCGGGGCTTTTTCCTCTGCTTCGCACCGCCAGCAAATTTCTCGTGGATTCGAGTAATGCACATTTGGGTTTCTGTCGTTCTCAATAATCTTTGACCCGCATTTTGGACAAT